TTCTTGTCGAACCAGAAAACACTTGACCACCGATAAGATTAACGGGCTTAAATCCATATGCGGCTGATATTGTAGGATAAGCTGCCATTTAAATCTCCATTAATAAAGTTAAGAACCTTTTCCAAAGCTACTTGAGGACTTGTTCTCTTTAAAGATCGGCATCCTTGGGTCACTTTGGCGCATTAAATTATTGTCTACAGCTTCCGTCTGAGCTTGTGTTTGCTTATCGTAGTATTCACTACGCTGCTCTACAAATTCAATCGGAGTCTTGCAAAGCAATAACCCGCCAATTTCGATGTTGTCTTTAAACTTTCCATCTCCACTAGCTAGCAGTCTGTACTTGGGTTGTTCTTCAAGACCAACGGGTTCCCAGCCTTCTCTCAATTTGGATGAGATGTTGCGTGGGTCTGCGGCGTTTAGTGTTGAGACACGAATCCATCTGTAAGCGTATCCGGGTTGCTTATCCGGTTCAGGGAGAAGCTCAGGTGGCATCCACTGCTTAGGACGTTCCTGCACGGTACGGTTTTCTAATTCTCTATCTAATCTGTTTGTTGCCATTTTAAGACTCCAATTTCTGTTGTTCACGATAATATTGCTCTGGACTTATACCTAACTTCTTAATGGTACTCATCTGCGACTTAGTTAGCACAATTCTTTTAGAAGATGTACTCCGTCTAGCGGGAGCCACTACCGTGCTATTTTTTGTGCGTTGAGGTCTATCGTCCTCATCGTTTTGTGTGTCAGCAAATTCTTCTGGAAATCGCCGTTTAACTTCTGTATCAATTTTGCTAAAGTATTCATCGGTTCCGATGTATCCTCTACCATACGTCTCTTCAAGCTCTTCATGTACCCCCTCAGCATATTTGCGCATCGCTTTTTTAGAAGGAGACACAAACCACTGATTGTTAGATACCCACGCAGCAACTTTAGGGTCCATTTGTGCAGGTTGCTGATTCTGCTTTATCTGTAGTTTTACATCATTTCCAGACTCTTGTAAAGTAATTGGTTGAAAATTCTTTGCTTTGTCAAGTTTTATCCTAGCAGAGATCATTTCTTCCTGAGCTTCCATCATCCTGTCGGAATCCCCTGAATCATAGGCTTCTTTGTAGTTTCGCTTAGCCTTTTCAACCTCCATTTCAGCGGAATTTTGGTAAGTAGAGATTAACTCTTTTTCCCCTGAATGCAACATTCCTTTAAGGCGTTTGTTCTCCTCAAGGATGTTTTGAGCCATATCTAAAGCTTCTTTTTGCTCACGATAAGCCTCTTCTTTTGCCCTACGCTCTTCGTGCCAAGCCTTTTTATACTGCGTAAACTTTTCTTTTACATTGCGGGAATACTCTTTTGACTTATCTGCGGTCTCAAGTTCTTCCTTTAGTGACTCGGGCAAAGGGTCAATATTGCGGTCTTCTGGGGGTGTATCATCTTCAACTTCGATGATAATCTCATCCTCTTCTACCTCAATTTTTACATTCTTTGTATCGTCTTCCATTTCGTCTGGAAATTTAAAATCTTCTTTATCAAAATTAGCCATTATTTTCTCCTAATTCCTCGTGGGTCATCAACAACTCCTTCTACAGAATCATCATTAATAATTCTGAACTCTTTATTATGTATAACCAATCTAGTACCAGCATTAGGTCTTACTAATACAAAGTCACCCTTTTTACACCAAGGGCCAGTAGGAAATTTGTCCATATCAGCATAACAATCAGGACCTAAGTCAACTACAAATAAGACTGTAGTTAATAGCTCCTCAAACCTCATTGTTTCGTCTGACTTGGCTATGCCGTTGTCAAACTCTTTTTCTGCTTCTGGGATAGCACAAAGTATGCGATAACCTGTCGGTTTAGGAAGTTGTGTAGCCTTTTCCTCGGCTTTCTTGTGCATTACTGCTTGTAAATCTATTGCTTGGGATAAATCAAGTGTTTCAGTCATCTGAATTTTCCAATCGGTTTTTGAGCTCTACAATTGTTAAGCATGCGGCTTCGAGACCTCGTAGCTGACCACATACATATCTGTATTCTTCTATAGTAGGTATATTGCCTTGGGCTAGACCAGCTGTTAAAAACTGCATCCGGTCTTTATACTCACTTAAGAGAAATTCCAAATTCTTGTCCATCAATCTCCTTTAGATTTAGGTTTGTTTGATTGCTTTTCGGCAATCCGTTGTTGGTAAGATAGTTGTTCACGATGTTTAATCATGTCTAAGCCAGCTCTTGAGCCTTCTAGTTCATGGGATTTATCTATCTTTTCTCTATCTGCTACCATCTTTAAAGCGGCTTGCGCCCCTGCTGTTTGCTGCTGTGCAGCAATTCTGTCACGCTCAATCTGCTGTTGACTAGCTTTAAGTTGTGCATCAACTTGGTCTTTTTGCATTTTGCGTTGTAAATCACCTTGTTTAATCTCTAGCTCTTTCTGTTGCAGCTGGATTAATGGGTCTTGTGCTTGCTCTTGTGCTTTCTTCTGCTGAGCTTCTTGTTGATGTTGCTGTAACAGTTGTTGTGCTGCTTGAGCAGCCATTTGTGATATTTGAACTTCCATTTCTGGAGTCATATTCTCTTCTTTATCTTTCTCATCCGCATCAATAAACGGTGGTAAAGATGTACCCATAGTCTTCTCAATTTGCATACGGTATTCCATACCTAAATGCTCCGCAATGTGAGCACTCATCGCTGCTGATATAGCTTGCGCCATCTGAGGATTCTGACCTACTAATTGCTGGATATGTGGGTCTTGAACTGCTGCCATATGAACAGTAATGTGTGCCTTGTGGTCCTGATAAATAAAGGCTTTAACAGGTTTTTGGGTCAACATATACTGATTCTCAGAAACAGGGTCACGAGGTTTCATATCTTCCTCTAATGGCACAAGTTTCTCAAAGTTTTTGATTCCCAACACATCTAACATCTGGCGATGAAGTTGCGGTAAATCATAGAGCTGCGGAGCTGTTTGAGCGAGTTGTAGAGCTGCTTGATACTGCACCACTTTTTGCGCCATAGTAGCTGCGTTGGGATCGGATACCGGTAGAACATATACATTATCGTAGTCCGACCTTTTAGCCATACGCCCACCATCAATCGGGTCATACGGATAGTCTTCTGGACAGTTCTCGGCAATAATTTCTTTTAATAGCTGAAACTCTTGTTTCATAGAATAGTGAATGCGAGCTTGTACCGCACTCATAGTCTTTAAAGTCCGCTCCAACACTGCTAGTGTTGTCCCAACAGGTGCTTGCGCACTCATGTCAGATACTTGTAAATCAGCAGCACCGGCGAACTTCCGACCTTCTTCTACTATATTCTGTAGTAACGCAAATAAAACTTGACTTGGTTCCTTGTAAGGCAACGGCATTAAGTTATCCCGCATAGTACCTGAAGGTACATCTACATCACGGAACTCCCCCGGACTTATCGGGGTGTCGTCTCCTTTGACCCGCATTCCACGGGTTTTAAAGCCACCTGGCAAGTTGGATAATGTCCCGGCGTCAACAAGTTGCCTAATAATGGAAGTCCCACTTTTAGCAAAAGCGCCAATAAGATGAATGAGACCAAAGCAGTAAAAACCAAAGCCGGGAATATACCCGTAGTGCACAAAGTGATTACGCTTTTTATATGTTTTATCATCTTCATTCCAATTTCGTCTAATCGAAAGAACATTACTAGTCCCTTTCTCAATAGTTACAACATATGGCAATGCTATACCTGTAGGCTCGCCATCATCGTCTTCATGCTCGTATCCTTCTAAATCTAATTCAACGTGCATCTCAAGTAACTTAAATCTATCATCGGTAGTAGCTCTAAAGCCTAACTTTTCAGCTATCTTCTTCTCTACCTCGTCCATTACATTAATTGGTTCTCCTAAATCTACATCTTTGTAGAACCCTTCATGCATTAACCTAGTTACTTCATTCTGAGACTTACGCATGACATGCGTTACTCTTTCCGCTGACTGTAAGTCAGAAGAACCATAGGGGACAACCACATCTTCAGCTGGGCAGAACATAGCCGCTTGTCTATTTAGCTGTGCATCAAAGTAAACTTTCTTAAATGCGTTACCGGCTAGACCTAATCCCCATAAGAGTCTCTCATGTTCAGGTCGGTATTCCTGCATTACATCTGTAAGCTGGTAATTCATGTCTTCTTGCACACGAGCAGCTGATGCTTTCTTTTCGGGAGTCTCTTTCCCGATAATCTGGGTCTTAACAGGTCCCATTGCTGGGAATGTAGCCATCATTGTTTCTGCTTGGAACTTAACTAGCGCTTCAGATAGTAGTGGGTGATATACACCACAAGCCCCTTCCCAAGGTTCACTTCTTTCTTCTATCTTTAGACCTAATAGCTCTAAGCCATCTACATAAGTCTGTATCCAATCTTTCCGTGCGGCAACGTCACCGTCAAAATCTTCTGTTAAGTCTGAAGCTAAAGTCTGAAGTGCAGATTCGCTCATCTCTTCTGCAAGGTTGGCTCCGAAGTCATCTTCCTCTTCATCATCATCTATTCTTAATATAGGCTTGCCGTCAATACCAATCTCTACTGATTCTGGGTCTTCAATAACAATCTCTAAAGCTGGCTCTTGACCCTCATCTTCAGATAATTGATCTAACCCTAACGGGGCTTGTCCTATTGCTTTATCAATTGCCATATATTATCCTTAATAGTACGCCGCTTTTTTGCGGTACTTGTACAAGAAATCGTCTTCGGGTTCGTCGTTTGGTAAACGAATAAATCCCCCCTGCCTGAATCTTAACAGAGCTAGTGTAGTTGAGTCTACCAGATCGTCGTTGGCTCCGCTAGGAAAATCATTACATTCTTCTATTACATCCTTCGCCCACCGATGGTTTGGAGCCCATACGACTCCTCCGGAAAACAAATCTGAAACAGCGTTGACCCGTGCAATCTTGTCTTGACCTTTACCCGGTGTGAACTCCCCGACTGGAATACCCATACGCCTAAGTTCTTGGTATAGCGCCGCTCCGTTGGACTTCTTCTCCACCATGAAGGCGTCAGGCTGCCATTCTTTATACTCCTCGAGCACGAGCTTCTTAAGTTCCGGAAACTCCAAGCGCTTTTTAATTGAGTTGAGCAATATAATGTTGTAATTGTTGACTTCTTCATTAAAAAATACTCCCCATGTCGTAAGTGCGTTGTAATCTGCACGATTACTTGCTTCTTGAGCAGCATCTAACGACATAATAATAAACTCGCAATTAGGAGGGTTGTCTTCCTCCCACATATTCCACCATTCTCTCTTTATTAGCGCCCCTTCTTCCGACACGGGGTTCTGCATGTATTGAGCATTCCAATACCGCACATCTAAAGCAGCTTTTTTAGCTATAAGCTCCTCAACAGGCCAAAACTCGGGCCAAAGAGCCTCGCCATCGTCCTTAATTGCTGGAAACTCCACTACTTCCCACCGGTCAACCTCGTCTTCCCGGTTCATTTGATTAACTATTTGTCCAGTTAAGTCGAGTTTTGACCACCTTGTCATCACGACAATGATTGCACCACCCGGCATAAGCCGCTGTAGCGGGCCAGATTGAAACCACTCCCATGCAGGGATAAATACATCCGGTCTACCTGTTTTAGCATCTTGTTCTGAGTGTGGGTCGTCAATAATAAAGAGGTCAGCACCCCTACCAGCAAGGGCGCCCCCTACTCCAATAGCAAAATACTCACCGTTAAAGTTAGTTCCCCACCTAGAAGCAGACTTTGAGTCAGCTTGCAGCTCTATCTGCGGGAAAATGTCACGATAAGACTCTGAACCCACGAGATTCCTGACTCGACGACCAAAATTGACCGCAAGATCAGCCGTGTGCGAAGCCATAATAATCTTTTTCTGTGGGTACTTACCGAGAAACCACGCTGGGGCCAAATAGGAGATAAGCTCTGACTTCCCGTGACGAGGAGCAATGTTGACAATAACTCGCTTCTTCTTGCCAGCAGCAATTTCTTCAAATATCTGAGCCAATTTAAGATGATGCGGTCCAACTTTATACCCCGGATATACATGTTTAACAAAATCTAAGAACGAGAACTGACTAATATGCTGTGTAAGATACCCTTCATACTGTTCTATTAGTAGTTTAGCTTTTCTTTTCTTGTTTTCGGGCATTTTTGGCAATGCCTGACGCAACTTAAATAGTTTTTCGGGAGTAATACTCTCAGGAAGTAGAAGCATTTTGTTCTTTTTGTACTATTTCTTTGGCTTCTACATCAATATACTTGTTCTCAACTTCATCAATTAACTCTAGAAGTTCTTTCTCAACTTCCTCAATAGTCTGTATCTTGACTGTTACCTCAGAGCGTTTCTTAAATGCATCCACTCCATCTATCTCTCCCAATGCACGAAGGGCGGTAATCTTAGTTCTTAAGTCTTTTGCCCCTTCTACCGCACTAACTAGATGATTTACTGTGTATATTTTAAGTTCTGACAACTCTTCAACAATCTGCACGTTCATCTGAGCAACCATACCTGCCAGCATAGCCAGTGTTTCATTAGGGTATTTAGCAAACTCAGGGCGAATATTCGGGTTCTTCATCATCTCTCTACCAATAGCTTTAGCTTCTTCAGTATTTTCTTTGGTAGGGTATATAGGTTGCCCAGTTAAGTCTGACATTAGCTTAACTACATTAGCACGGTGGTTTAATTCTTCTGTTGGCGACAGTTGGGGAAACGCTTCAGCGGCGTTTTTAGGAAGAGGTATGTTCTCTTCAATGTCGGGAATTAATAAATCCATGTCTGCCCTATTCAGTTTTCACAATTATATATTATTTTTTTACTATAAGTCGATAAAAATTGACGGGGGGTGTTTTCTATATCCTTAAGGTACGTTTTGCCGCAAATTTAATGATGGGGGTGGGGGGTGACTATTTTTATTGACACTTCGGTTGTGGGATCGGCATTAAGTAATCTAAGCTGTCCCACTAAGGAATTTATATATTAGATGATATTAAACTGAGTCATAAGTGGTGAATTGGGAAAAATGTAGTGTTGTTTGTGTAAGTCTTAGAGTATATAGACGGGGATGGAACCAAGTGTGGATTTGGGGGGTGGGGGTCATGTAGGGCGTATAGCTAGATAACTTGACATATAGTGTGGGTTAGAATATTATTAATACATGGGAAGAGATTGGCTCGACCCTGACATAACAAGGAGAAGTATATGTCCTATGAAATAGAGTATGACACTACTGACAGGTCAGAAGCAGAAGTCAAAGCAATCAAAGATGTAAAGCAATGGCTTGGTGTAAAGAACTTCAACAAGCTAGTCAAGATACTAGGTGAAGACCAAGGTAAGACTAGCAGGTTCATGGTTCTCATAGGGATATCACTACAAGGTATCGAAGGTTATCCCGCTGAAGTATTGCTGAAGAAGTATTGGAATCCTCAGCAAGAATTAAACTTGGAGATACAGCATGATAGTAAAGCGTAACTCCTTAGCATTCAAGTTGTTCCTTAGAATGCCAATGTGGTTGCCGTTCTATGTAGAGCGGACTAGGGTTGGTAGTGATACAACTAACTACATCGTAATAGGTTGGAGATTCTTTAGGTAGTAGCGGTATCGTAGGGGATGCGATTCATCCCCATAACATTATCAAGGAGAATTAAAATGAATTTAACCAAGAATCAATTAGTATTAAAGAGTATGAAGACTAGCAAGAAAGAAGTAACAAAGACTTTCAAGCGGTCGTTTGGTAGCCCAGCAGAACTAACACAGAAGCAGTACTGTGATGAGTGGGCTAGACATACTGGGCAACTGTGGAGTGTGTTCAGCGATGCCAACATGGACAAAGAATACTTTGATATGCAGAATTCAGTAATCAAAGCAGCAATGCTTGCGTGGCAAGCCCACGAGTAACACCGAACCCAAGGCTAATCACCTTGGGTTTTTTTACGTCCAATGGTTTTGATGCC